GAGGTATGCTTCTTAGGATTCGTAATGCGTTCTTGACTTCTAACTTTAGTATTATTGAAAGTGTTAATTAAGAGATTAATCTCAGAATTCCCAGCAACACCTTTTAATGTACTTGCTGATATTTTTCTAAAGATCTTTCCAGCATTAGATAAATGGGAATTAACCAAAGTTGTTTCATCTGCAGTTAATGTAGCGGTACCACTTAAATCTTCAAGATCTGCACTACGCATCCAAACGGATTTACTCTTCCTAAGACCAGTAATATCAACATTAAAAGATGCACTCATATCCTCAAAAGAAGATCCTTCATACTTAGTATGCCATACCACACCAATCTTAGCATTCAATAACTCATCTGCTTGATCAAAGGGTACTGCATATACAATAGTATTGGGATGGAATGTAATGTATGATTGTCCTTCAATCTTTTCTTTTTTGAGATCACCTTTAGTAAACATAATATCACCTTGCATGACATTAGATATACCAAGTTTCTTTAATTCTGTATAGGCTATCTTTAACTTAGTAGCTAAATCCCCTGAGGTATCAGCATCTATATCAGAATGTGATTTATATACTTTAGGATTTTTATTAAATATACCCTTCTTGGCAACGAAGAACTCACCATCCGAAGGATCTATACCGGCAAAGACTGCTGGTGCACCATCCCACTTAACAGTGACAGAATGAGAAGAGTTTGTTGTACCACCAAGCATATCACGAAGGGATCTTATAGCATTTATAGCATCTCTCGTACCATTAACACCACCATCAAGAACTAGGTCCTCAATATGAGTCATATGTGTATTCTTGGCCTCATTTAGAGAAGAGACCAGAAAGCTAGAGAAGTTATACATTATCCTTCCCTATTTTTCTTAACTTTAGCTAATTCATCCTTCTTCACTTGTTTGGCTAATTTCTTAGCTAATTTGGCAATAGCACCTTTCTTCTTGGCTAATTTCTTTTCTATTTGGGTCTTCTCTGCATCAGATAAGTCTGCCCATTTTTTATCACCAATTAGCTTGCCTACCATTACATCTTTAGCTTTCTTGGCGGCCTTTGCCTGTATCTTTTCAGGCGTCGCAACCTTCATAGCCGCACGTGCTTTCTTTAATTTGGTAGAGGACTTCTTGGCTATCTTAGCCATATTACGAGCCATCTTTTTGCGGGTTTCTTTACTTACAACCTCTTCTACATCAGCCATTATTATATTCCTTGTTTTTTATATTACTATTTGGTATTCTATTATTTATAGAAAATATAATTATACGACTAACTTGGAATATGCTGTCTCAGGATTTCTCGTCTTTGTCCCACTATTAACTAATCCCTCTTGTGCTTGACTCTCAAGATCATATAGTCTCATTTTAGCTCTATCAATACCAACAGTGAATCTTTTATAGTATGATACATCATTGTAGCGATTCTTCAATTGTTTAATCATAATCTGATTCATATTCTCTAGATCTTCCGTAGATATAAGGGCCAACATTAAATCTACTGTAGCAGGTAAACCAAATGACTCTGCTGTATTAGTTAAATCGATATCAGCATCCCCAGCACCAGATCTATTAACCTGTGTGGCTGTAACAATAGGAACATTATGAACTACAGATAATCCTCTTAATTCCTCTGCTATAGCTTTTACAATAGTATAGGAATTCTGATTAGAAGCATTCTTAAACCTTTTAGAGGTACATAGATTAATATAATCAATGAAGATAATATCAGGCCTAAATGATTTTTTAATATTCAATTCGTCAAGGAGATGCTCAAAATGCCCAGTATGAGCAGATGATGTTGGATACTCCTTAATAACTAATTCGCCTTGACATTTCTTTCTAACTTTATCAATCTTTCCATTGAAATCAGATCTTGATAAGTTTTGTATCCCTGATATATCAACATCCATGAGATTAGCATCGATTCTTTCTGCTATTCTCTCTTCAGCCATTTCTAATGTAATATACAATACATTCTTACCAACCTCCATTGCTGCAGCGGCTTGATGACACATAACGAGAGATTTACCGACACCTGTACCAGCAAGCCAGCACATAAGGGATTTATTTGGTAAACCTCCTTTTGTAATCTTGTTTAGTAAATCCACATCAAATGGTATTCTTTCTTCTTCTCTATGATAGAATTCATATCTATCATCGGCACTATCATAATAGTCATGGCCAACATTGGAATCAAAAGAGACAGAGAGTGCTTCTGATAATATACCAGGTAATGCATCAGGAGCTAAATCTTTTTCTTTACCATCTATAATGGATATACTTTTTAGTACAGCATTATATACTGATCTATCTTTACAAAATTGCTCAGTTTCATTAACTAACCAATCTAGATTGAGATCTAGTTTCTCTATTCCTGATATATAATTAACTATTTTAGAATGAAGGTCATCATTGATATTGGTTCTTTTATTGATCCCTATTATTAAAGCCTCTTTACTGGGTATATTGGAATACTCTGAGACATATGTATCTATCTCCTTAAAGACAAATCTTTCTATTTGACCCTGAAAATATTCATCACGAATGAATGGTATAGATTTCCTTAGGAAAGCCTCATTTGTAACTAGACTGCTTATAATAGTTTCTTCAATCATCTTCTAATTGTTCCTCAATACATTTAACAAGAATATCTCCAATGATATATTCAAAATCCTCTGAGTCTTTATATTCACAATTACCAAGATTAGAAAGTACTTCATAATCAAACTTCATAACTGGGGGAATATCCTCTGAGAATCTTACATTACCATAGATGTATATCATATCAGCATATTTTCCGTCAATAAGTTTAATTGCAGTTTTATCTGGTAGATTTTTATTTTCGACATAAGTAAATTGCTGATTCATTATATATTCCTATTATAATACATTAATATCCATTTGTAAACTCTTCTTATCTCACTCTGACGTATATCCAGCAGAGAATTTTTCCTCAATATACTCTGAGAAATTTGTACTCTCAAATATAGGATCCCAGAAAGCTTCATTCATAGTATCTTTCTCTCTATAATTCTTATCATCTGGAACAGTCGGTCTAGTATACCAACCAACCTTAGGTTTAGTGACGAATCCAGATTCAAGTGCTACTTCAAGTAACCCGGAATATTTCTCAATTCCACCTTCCCATGATACTGAAATAGGAATCTTACTCTTTTCCCTGACAAATCTAGATTTCTCAACGTTAATGATGAAATCATATCCCTTAATCTCTGTACCAACCTTATCTTGTCGACGACCAATAATCCATATAGTATTAGCACTATATACGATACCAGTCCCACCAGACACAACTTGTTTTGAGAACATTTCTTGGGTCTCATACGTATGATTAACAGCAACTAGAGGTATATCATTAAGTGTTAGATATGGTGTAGCCATACGGAATAGGGATTTCATTTGCTTAGCTCTGGTCATATCAGATACAGACTTAGAATCCTTAGCATCATCAACTTCTTTCTTTGATGCTAGATTACCAACACTATCAATCATGACGAAAACTTTATCTTTGGGAGAAATTTCTTCGAGTTGGGTTATTAAATCGAATTTCAATTCCTCTATATTCTTAATTGGAATATGCAATACTCTAGACATATCAATACCAAAAGATTCCCAATATCTTTGAGGACTGCCAAACTCCGAATCATAAAATAAGGTAACAGAGTCTGGGTATTTGTCCTGATATGCCTTTAACATCAATAACCCAAATGATGTTTTATAATGTTTAGAAGGCCCTGCTAATACAGTTAAACCACTAGTAATTCCACCATCCAGTTTACCTGATAGAGCTACATTAATCATAGGCACTGAGGTAGATACCGGTGCACTTTGATTCAGAACCTTAGACTCATTCATTACTGCAGCTAACTTAATTTTTGATGTGCTCTTCATTCTTTCTAATAAACTTATACTCATATTTAATCTCCAACTATATTCAGATTTAACATGTGCCACGTTCCGCCAGAACCATTTTCAAAAGTCAATTGGGCTAATTCCTCTGAGATTATCTCACTTATCTTAGCTATATCTCTTGACTTAAACTGATGCTCATCATATTTTAATGATACCTTATTACCAATACTAACACCCCATAGATCATAAAAATTCTTTCTCATTTGTATCTCTTTTGTTTTTCTATTAATGTTCATGTAAAAAATCTCTCTAATGTGTTAATCTTTTCTTCAACTCTTTTAGGTTTTTCTTTAATGTGTTTAGTTTGTGCTACTATAGTATTTCCCCATAGGTCGACACTCTCCTCATCTGATTTAGGATTCCAATTAATACTCTTTAACATATTCTCAACTGGCATCAAAAAGGCTTTAGAGAATTGTAATTCGTAATCTATATAGGAATCTAATCCTAATTCAGGAGGTAATACCTCAGGAACAGATATAACGTTTGCTTTTACAGGGTTAGGCATTTTCAAATAAATGAATTTGATTTTATCTCCATCAGAAATATACTTATACTTAGAATCTAGACCAAAACTCTCTATGTAATAATTGTAGATCAATGATCCTCTAACATGTATAGGAGTACCTTTCTTAAATAGTGAAGTACTATCATAGAATTTAGCTAAATTGTTAGCACTTCGTGGAAATGCTATATCAACAACACTACAGGATTTAAATCTTTTCTCAAAATCCGCATAATATTCTTTAGCTTCTTCCTCACTACCATTTAGCATAATCTTAATGAACTCACGTAATGCTATTCTACATGATTGTGGTGTAGAGCTTTTAATAGCTTCGATACCCATCATCTTAATCTTAGGCTCTTCGTAGCGATCACCCTCGGAATCTAGGACATTCATGATATATCTTTTCTTTGCAAAAAATACAGAATTGTCAGCAATGTTCTCTCTATCCATAAACATTTTCTGTTCATATGCACTTAGATACTTTGCTAAATCCTCATAAGAGGAATCGATGAATGGCTGAATCTTTTCCTTTGCAATTTTATCAAGGAAATTAACTTTATCGTTTCTCTCAGATAATGGTACATCCTCCATTAAACTTTCAAATGATACATAGACCGAATCAGTATCAGAGGCCACAATATAATCATAGTCCTCGGTCTTCATAAGTTTATTCATGTAACCATTAAGAGCTTCTTCTATCCAACGAATCGAAAGTTGACCGCTTGTTGTGATACTCTCTGCTAAGTCCAAACTAAAATGTCTAAAGAATCTATTACCCAATGCACCATATAAACTATTAAGTAAGATCTTAATGGCATGTTGTTTAGTTTGATATGTAAGTCTTTCCTCCGGAGTTTTGGCAGAGAACATTGCATTCTTTGCAATCTTTCTTTCTTTGAAATAGGTTTCCATTAACTCTGGAATGAATCCTCGCACAGATGTATCATATATAGTACCATTTGCAGTAAGTGTTTCTTGACCTTCTAATAATTTGGAAGGATCAATCTTCTTATGTAGTAAATCATCAATATGTATATCTGGCACCCTTCTCTTTAATGTTTCTGGTGAGATATTATATTGCATGATTAGATGAGGATATAGTGATGTCAAATCAAATGACATTACCCATTTATGTCTACCAACTAACGTATCCTTTACATATCCTCCTACAAATTCTTTAGTTTCCTCTGTTATATTAGCACCAATAATTATATCATTTGATCTTAAATAATTGTAGCATATAACATCCCAAACCTTTAGAGTACCTAATACATCAATGTATGAGCATTTAGCTTTATATGTCATCATGTAAACTAGATCTAAGAGTTTTAGTTTATCATCAAGTCTCTTTACTAATTCAACATCCTTTATATTATAATCAATGAATAGATCATAGTTCTTCTCATAGAGATTGAAAAGGTTTTCATATTCTGAGTAATCTAATTTCTTTTCACCCAACTCCTCAAATGCTATATTATTAAGACTATAGGATTCCCGTGTGATGAATGTGAACTTTTTGTATAGTGCTATGTAGTCAAGAGTTGTGATGCCTTTAATGTCATATGAATCTCTCTCAATTTTCTTATGACCTACCCTGAATCCTCCGACCTGACCATATGATGAATTACGACGATCTACGATACCCCATGGACTTAATTTGTTTACCCATTTATCCCCGAGTACTTTTCTCAATCTATTGACCACGTAAGGCACATCGAAAAACTCTATGTTCCAACCTGTTATAACATCAGGTGCTATAAAACTCCAAAGGTTTACAAAGTTTTTGAGAAGATCAGCTTCATCTTTACATTTTATATATTTGGAATCATCTCTCTTTACCTCATAAGCCTCTGTTCCAAATGTAAAATATGTGCCATCATATTCCATCGTGATAGCATTGATTGGGCCATTAGCTTTATCTGGGTGTGGAAATCCCCCCTCTGGAGGAGCCATACATTCGATGTCAAAGTTTAATACTCGAATGACTCCAGAATCGAATGAGATCTCATCTTCCCAATTCTCAGAAATATATTTGTATTGATTAGGGAAGTCTCCCCAGATTTCAAAGGCATCATCATATAGTTTAAGATAATCTTTAGACTCTTTAATCGATTTAAAATCTTTTTTGATTAGACGTCTAGATCCCTCGAGATTTGAATATGGACCATCTCCTTCTATCCAGAGAGATGGTCTATATCTTATCTTTTTGAAATATTGTTTACCAGAATCGTAGCCCCTGGTATAGAGCATACCATTTCTCTGTATGACATTTGTATAGAAACTGCTCATATATGTTCCTCACTTTCACTTGTTTGCACATGATATAGATATTATATAACAAATAAGACTAATTGTAAACTACGTTAGAATCTTTTTTGTAGGGGCATATACTTTAGAGAACATACTACTATATGAAGATAAAATATCTTCTCCTGGTTCAGCTGTAGTAACAATAAAATCCTCAGGGATGTTGAATTCTGTATTTGTGGAATATGGCATCCAAGGACTTAGTGCCATTTGCATTGCACCATCATCATTTCTACCAACTGGCATGATAACAGCAGGATTTTCAACTACATAATTGCCATCAATATTGCTCATAACATCACAAAGAATATCTTCACCACTTCTTAATCTTAAAATCCCAATACTCATTTAACTCCACCTATATTATATTTAGCCACTAATTCCCATTTATCCTTATCTTTGTAGGATATAACTTTTATCTGATTCATTGGGGCTAAATCCCCTAGATCCGCTTTAATCTTCAAGAGGCCCCAATCAGAAAGTAATTTAGCTATAGCATTTCTTCTTTCAATATCATTCTCTGATATATCTGAAGGCTTACCATCTAGCTTAAATAACTCTTTAAAATGCACTAGGTAATATTTACCCTGCTTATGTAGTATATGACAGGATTGATAAAGTTTATTATCTTTCCTACTTGCCACTCCAATACGGGTTAATGTCTCCTTGATTTTAAGAAAATCATCAACCTCTTTAAAACTAATTTCTAATAAATCATCTATTTCACTCATAATTTAATCCGTTAACATTTGAATATAATATCCTTATTTATAATATTATATTCCGCCTCTATATAATTCACTTCTAATGGTATCTAAGTCCTTGGAACTTAGTATTTTTAAAGCCTCTTTAGCTTTTTTGTCTGAATAATTATAATATTCTTTAACTATCTCTAAATCTTTAGATGAAGATGATTTAATCCATTGGGCGAATCTTCTCTTCTTCTTTACAACATGGAGATAGTAATTATATTGAATATCTTTATCTAGATAATGGGCTACATTCATTTCAGAGGCAATGAATAATGTATCTATATGTGAAGCCATACATTTATTAATAATAAAAGGACTATAGTCCTCTATATTTTCTCCTCCCTCCATTAAATTATTCTTCCCTACATTAATAGAGTTAAGCCAATCTCCTAATTTAATTTTCATTTGAACTCACA